TAAGGAAGATATTCCAGATTATAACAAGTATAAACCAGCGTTTGTAAATCCTGAAATTAGAGAATCTGCACAAGCTATTATGTCCATGTGTGATGAAATTACAGTTACTTGTGATTTCATGAAAGATTATTATATGGACAAGACAGGTAATAAGAACATTTCCGTTATTCCTAATTTTATGCCAAAGTTCTGGTTAGGTAACCATTACGATCTTACCAAGAACATGAACAACTTGGATAAGTTTAAAAAGAAGCCTCGTATTTTATACGCCGGTTCTGGTGCTCACTTTGACGTTGATAATAGAGTGGGTCAAAAGGATGACTTTTACCATGTAAATGATATCATTCGTAGAACGGTAGATAAGTACCAATGGGTATTTTTAGGAGCTTTCCCATTATCATTAATGGACCTTATTAAGAGCGGCAAGATTGAATTCCATCAATGGAAAAGATTATTTGAATACGGTCAAGCCATATCTGATCTTAATATCAATATGATGGTTGCACCATTAGAGAACAATAATTTCAATAAGTCTAAGAGTGATTTAAAGTATATTGAAGCATGTGCTTTCGGGTTACCTATTGCATGTCAAGACTTATGCACATATGCTAATGCACCTATCAAGTTTAATACAGGCGATGAAATGATTGACCGTATTAATGAGACATTAAAAGACACAGATAAGTACAAGAGCATTTGTAAGAAAGCTAGACAGTACGCAGATACAAGATGGCTTGAAACAGATACTAATATTGACTGTTATATGGAACTTTATACTACTCCGTTTGGAGATAAGTCCCGTAAAAATATGTCAAGATACAACAAATACGATTGATATATCTGGAAGTGTGATACAATAGTTACGTGAGCTATCGTAACATATATTATAACGGTAAAGACAAATGCATTACTCTATTTACCTGGGATAAGGACGGTAAGCGTATTAAGTTAGATTCTACCTTTGAACCTTACTTTTACGTTGAAAATAGCCACGGAGAAGCTCAATCAATATATGGCACTAAGTTAGTTAAAAAGACGTTTAGAAGTCAGTATGAACGTTTTAAGTATCTTAAAGATACAAACTTAAAACGTGTGTTTGAGAACTTACCTGCTACTCAGCAATATCTTGTTGACATGTTTTGGAAAGACAATGAAACGCCTGAGTTTAGTCAGCATCCAATCAAGGTAATGTTTTTAGATATTGAGGTGTATGCACCTGATGACTTCCCGCATGCTAATGAAGCTAAAGCTCCAGTTAATGTTATAACAATATATGACTCGTTAGCTAAAAAGTTTTTTACCTGGGGATTGAAAGACTATACTAGTACAGAATCAGATGTAAAGTATGTTAAATGTTCCACTGAGAAGGAAATCTTTATTAAATTTATTGAGTACTTTGAAAGAGATTACCCTGATATATTGACAGGTTGGAACTCAGAGTTTTTCGATATACCTTACATTATTAATAGATGTACTAAAATACTTGGTGAAGAGTTTACTAAAAGACTCTCTCCCGCAAATAATGTTTATAGTAGATCAATTAAAGGTCAGTTCGGTGTAGAACAGATAAGATGGTATATTGATGGGGTATCGCTTATAGATTACCTTGATGTATACAAACGTTTTAGTGCTGGGGTACGTGAAAGTTATAAATTAGCATCAATTGCTGAAGCAGAATTAGGTGAAGGTAAAGTGGACTTCGGTGCAATGAACTTAGCCACATTAGCTGATCAAGATTGGAAAACGTTTATTGATTACAACATTCAAGACGTACGTCTACTAACTAAATTAGAAGATAAACTAAAGTATACGGAACTTATTCGTATGTTAGCTTATGTAGGACTAACGTCATTTGAAGCTGCAATGGGCTCGTTATCTGTTATTAACGGTGCAACTGCAGTAAGAGCCCGGTACCGTAATCAAAAGATACCTTCATTTATTAGAGATGAAGAAGAGGGTAAAAACCCCGGGGCATATGTAGGTGAACCATTAAGCGGGTTTCAGCAGAAGATAATTTCATTTGATGCTAACTCACTTTACCCTAACGTGATGATTAGCTTGAATATGTCCCCGGAGACTAAAATCGGGGTTATAGAAGAAAGAACAGACAAAGAAGTAAAACTAAGACATGTAAATGGTAAACAGTTTACGTTACCTGTGGATAAGTTTAATCTTTTCGTGCAAAAAGAAGAAATAGCTATTAGTAAAGCAAATACACTATTTACACAGAAGAAAAAGGGTGTAATGCCTGAAATCCTTGACTACTATTACGATAAACGTCAAGACATTAAGAAAGTACTTAAGAAGCTCAAAAAGCAGTACTCAGAATGTGATAAAGCCAGTAAGGAAGGTAAAGAAATTAGAAAGCAAATTGATCAGTTAGATGCAAAGCAGTTGTGTATTAAAGTCTTTATTAACTCAATTTATGGATACTTTGGAAATAAAAATGCTCCTTTCGGCGACGATGATATTGCTTCTTCAATCACTCTTACAGGACAGTCAGTTATTAAACAATCTAATGAACTACTCAAACAATACATTAAGTCAAAGGTTAACGATATTAATGAACAAGTGCTTAACAAGTGTATTATCTATAATGATACAGATTCAAGCTATGTTTCCATTGACCCTTTGTTTTTAGATGGTAAAGTAAAATTTAGTAACGGTAGTAAACTAACTAAAGAAACGTACGCTATAGTACAAGACATTGAAGACTATCTTAACAAGCAAGTAAAAGTCTGGGGAGCTAGTGAGTTTAATTCAAAAGACTGTAGGTTTATTTTTAAACGTGAAGCTATTGCTGATGTAGGTATCTTCTTACAGAAGAAACGTTACGTGTTACATATCTTAGATGATGAAGGTATACCTTGTGATAAGTTTAAGTACACTGGGGTTGAAGTTGTAAGAAGTACAATGCCCGGTGCCATTAAACCTTATGTTAAAAAGATTATTGAAACAATGTTATTGACCCAAAACATTAACGAAACAAATAAGATACTAAATGAGACGTATGAAATATTTGTCAAGTTACCTGTAGAGGACATAACATTTGTTTCCGGCATTAAAGGTTATGAAAAGTACTCAGCTCAGTGTGATGGGTTAGCTGCGTTAGCTAAAGGTATGCCATTGCACGTAAAAGCAGCATACGTGCATAACGTACTATTAGAAAGATTTGGTTTAGATAAACAGTACGAAAAGATAAGTTCCGGAGATAAGGTTAGGTTCTTTTACGTTAAACCAAATAACTATAACGTAACTGCAGTTGCTTACAAATACTATTACCCAGAGGAGTTTAAAAAGATATTTGAACCTGATTACGATATAATGTTTGAGAATCACATATTCTCAGTCATTAGTAGGTTTTATGAAAACGTAAAATGGTCCGTACAGAAACCTGGTTCATTAGTACAAACAAATCTTTTTGATCTGTTATCTTGATTTACTATAAAAATTAGTTAAAATACTTTATGGCAAAAAATTACGTAACAATTATTGACAATTCAGGTAGAAACATTTTAGGCGTACTAAAAGACGAAACTAAAACAGATCTTACTATTGAGAATCCAGTCATGATCTTAGTGCAGCCTCAAAATGGCAGCTTTCAAGTTCAGCTAATTCCTCTGTTTTTAGCAGAGTTTATTGAGACAGATAAAGAAACAAAGAAAAACTTTGCTTTCACTTTCAATAAGTCTAATATCTCAGTTGGTGTCAACTTTAACGTTGATTCAAAGATTACCTCTCAATATGATAGAGTAATGGATTCAATGAATACACCACCCACTGCGGCAGCATCATCTACACCAGAGGTAATTCGTTTGTTTGAAGAATAAGTTTTTTAAACGTTAAATACCATACGATATTAAATTGAATAGTCTAATAAATTAGGCTTTAAAATTTAAAACTAATATTATTAAATATATTATATGAGTTTATCGATTCCACTAACATCTACTAAAACAATTGTTACGCGCCCAGCAATAACTAAAGATATTACTGAGGTTGTAATTGAAAAGATATTTGATAGTCCGAGTGAAAAGACAGTATCAGTGTTTTTAAAAGATATTGGTATTGTAACACTTTCAGATCTAAGTGGAGATAATTACGATAACCCTCAATGGTCAAATGAGAGTTTGATAGCATCAGTAACTAATTACGTTAACTCACTATAATATTTCAAGCCCCTTTTGCAAGGGGCTTTTTTTATGGTTGAATGCCTAGAAGTAATAGCTAAGTAATTATATGACAACAGCAGACTTTCGTAAAGGACAAGCAGACGGTATCAACGGTGCAGTAACCGTTTTAACTAACGTTATTAACGGTACAGACAACGGACAAAATAAGTTAGCTAACTTAGAACTTGAAAAGGTTAGAAGAGTTATGCTACTTTGGAGAGACACCCTTATTGAAAACATGAATAAAAACAAAGTTATTCATGAAGCATTATCTAATACAAAAAAGATAATGGATATCAAAGTAAGTAATTGATTTTATTAAAGTGTAGTCTATACTAAGGTATGGACAAAGACATTAATGAAATTTTAGGTGAAATAGATAAGAGTAACCCATATGCATCGTTCCTTAATGACGGTGCTTTATCAAATGTAGATGGTTGGATTGATACCGGATCAATGGTTTTAAATGCTATTGTATCCGGTTCTTTATTTGGTGGTATACCTAAAGGACGTTTAACAATGTTAGCAGGTCCATCAATGACTGGTAAGTCATTTATCGTGCAAAAGATTTTAGCAAGTGCACAAAAAGAGGGCATGATTCCTATTATATTTGATAGTGAAAATGCTATTGATAAAGACGGTGCAGCTGCATTAGGTTTAGATGTTAGTAAGGTAAAGTATGTACCTACTTTTAGTATTGAAGAGTGCCGTAATACAATTTATAACTTTCTTACTAAAGCAAAAGAAAAGAACCAAACAGGTAAGTTTATTATTGCAATTGACTCATTAGGTAATATGGAAAGTGAATTGCAGTTAGGTAGAATGGAAAAGAGTTCTACAAGTGCTGATATGGGAAGTAGAGCAAAAGCAGTTAAGTCATTACTTAGAACTTGCACTCAATTAGCAGCTTTAACTAAGACGACAATCATAGTAACAAACCATATTTTTGATGACCCTTCGGCAATGTTCCCATCATTAGTAAAGGATATGCCAGGTGGTAGAGCTGCAGTTTACTTACCATCAGTTACGTTGCAATTAGCTCGTAAGCCAATGAAAGAAGATAAAGATAATGATGATAAATTAGCAGTTGGCCAGAAGAGCTACTCAGGTGTTGTGTTAAGAG